ATAGGTGGTGGTGGTGGTCGGTGATTCGGTCATGCACCCACGGTAGCCGACGTCGAGCTCGAGCTCGCTGCGCGCAGGATAAGAGATCGCTACCTGTTGCCTGCTGGCAACAGTGGCGTATGCTGCGAGCGTGGCGGGCGTGTGGGATGGTGTGCGGCGATGGGTACTCGGCCCGCCATCCGAGTCGGATCTCACGGGCCAGATCAACTACGCGATCGAGCAGCGTCTCGGCGCCGCCGACTATCTCGCCATTCCTGCAGTCGCTCGCGCGCGCGAGCTCATCGTCTCGCTCGCTTCTATGCTCGAGCCCGTGGCATGGGCCAATGGCTACCCACTGCCGACGAAGCAGCAGCCTCGCGTCCTGGTGCGGCCCGCGCCCGAGATAACGCGCGGCGAGTACCTGGCGCAGCTCGTCGGCAGCCTGTTCGACCACGGCAACGCGATTCTCTGGCAGCCGATTAGTGGCAGGAATTCAGCCGGGCGCCCCGACGTCTCGATAGTGCTGCCATTCGATCAAGTCTCGATCCAATGGGCCGACGAGTCGCGTCTCTCGCGCACCGTCGAATGGGCCGGGCGCGAGCTCGTGCCCGGGCGCGACGTGCTACTGGTGTCGATCAACCGCGCCGCGGGCGAGCTCGTGGGTCGCTCGCCGCTCGATCTCATCGCTGCGTCGCTCGATCGCGTGCTCGCCGCCGAGCTCTACGCGGGCGCCTGGTTCGAGAATGGCGCGGTCCCGAGCGTCGTACTCAAGTACGACGGCACCCTTGACGACGTGGCAGCGCAGGGCGTCAAGGCGAAGTGGATCGAGAATCACCGCGACCACTCGCCCGCCGTGCTGCCCAAGGGCTGGGATCTCTCGCAGCCGGGCGCGAATCCTGGCAGCTCGCAGCTGCTCGAGACGCGTAAGCATGGCGCGCTCGAAGTCGCGCGCGGGCTGGGCATCTTCCCGCCCGAGCTGCTGCTGGCCGAAGTCGGCGGGAGCTCGCTCACCTATCAGAACATCAGCGAAGCGCTAATGACGTTCCTACGCGTCACCGTGCAACCGCTCTACCTGGCGCCCGTCGAGGAGGCACTGTCGGATCTTCTGCCCGGCACGCAGTCGGCGCGCTTCTCGACGGCCGAGATCGAGCGACTGAATACGGCCGCGCGATGGACCGCATACGAGACAGGACTGCGCGCCGGGTTCCTGTCGACCGCGCAGATTGACCGATGGGAGGGCTGGCAGCGCGACGTCGAGCCCGATATCCCGCCCGCGCTGGCACCCACTCCCGCCGCAGCCGAGGTACCGATATCGTGACCATTCGCACCGCCACGTACTCGGCCGAGCTCCTGGTGCGCTCGGCCGCCGAGCGCATCATCGAAGTGCGCGCCGTGCCCTGGGACGTCGTGGCCGAGACGCCCGACGGGCGCGAATCATTCGCGCGTGGCGCATTCGCAGACACCGACCCCGAGTCGGTGACGCTCGAAGCGATCGGCCCGCATGGCGCGGATCCTGGCGTGCGTCTGGCCGGGCGATCCGTCGGGCTCGAGGACCGCGAAGATGGTCAATACGCGCGGTTCCTGGTGTCGCGCACCCGTGACGGCGACGAGCTGCTCGAGCTGGCCCGCGATCGGGTCTATCGCGGCGCGTCGGTCGTATTCACACCACTCGAGGAGCGGGCCGCCGATGGTGGCGTCACCGTTCGCACCCGCGCCGAGCTCGTGCGCGTGGGCATTGTCGAGCGTCCCGCATACGCGGGCGCAGAAGTCCTGGCCGTACGTAGTGAGGATGCACACCCAATGACCGATGAGCAGGCCGCGCCCGTGGCGGCCGACACCACAAGCGACCACGGCGTGCGCGTCGCAGCCGACACGCCCGATATGAGCGCTCGCATGGATGAGCTGCGCACCGACCTGATCGCGCGCATGACCTCGCTCGAAGCGAGCTCGGGGCGGCGCGGCGGGCAGCACATCCTCGCGCGATGGTCCGGCTTCGGCGAGTACCTGAAAGATGCCTCGGGCGACCCCGAGCAGGCCGTGCTCCTGGCGCGCGCGCTGGCCGATCAGAAGCTCGCCACGAATCCCGGCGTCGCCGGGCCGTCATTCCTGACCGACGTCAAGGGCGTGATGGATGCGAGCCGACCGGCGATCGAAGCGACCGGCGGTCCTGGCCCGCTCGGCGCGTCGGGCATGAGCCTGCACTGGCCGTACTTCGCCGGGGATCTCGGCGCACTCGTCGGCAAGCAGTCGGCTGAAAAGAGCGAGATAACGTCGGTCGTGGTCAATCTGCTCGACGGCAACGCGCCGATCGAGACGTTCGCAGGAGGCTCCGACGTCTCGTATCAGCTCATCCGCAGGAGCTCGCCGAGCTATCTCGAAGCCTACGGGCGAATCATGCTGGCGGGCTGGGCACTGACGACCGAGCGAGAGTACGAGGACGATCTCGAAGCGGGCGCCACGGGCACCATGACCGGGGATATCTCGAGCGACGCAGCGACGCGCGCGACGTTCTTCGAGGGATCCGCGAAGGTTCGCAGCGCGACTGGCGCGCCCGCCTCGGCCGTCCTGGTCGCTTCTGACGTGTTCGCCGCACTCGGCGCCGTCCTGACGCCGGGCGCGTACGGCACCGCGAATCTGACGGGCACCGCGCAGGCGTCGACGCTGCAAGTCAACGTGTCGGGGCTGGCCGTGGTCGAAGCGCCGTACCTGACGGCGGGCGTCGCCATCTTCACCAACGACCGCGCCGCGCAGTGGCACGAGGACGGGCCATTCATCGCAACGGCCGAGGACGTGGCGAAGCTCGGCCAGAATCGAGCCTATTGGAGCATGGGTGCGACAGGCATCTTCATCCCCGCCGGGCTCGTCAAGGCGACTGCGATCGTCCTGCCACTCGCGTCGGGTGAGTCGCGCAGCTCGCGCAAGTCCTAACGCATGGCAGCATGGGTATCGGCCGATCAGATTCTCGGCGCCGTCGGTGTGACGCTCCCCGCCGATGCTGAATCGACGGCGTGGGCCGAGGCTTGCGCCGCCGCAGTGTCGGCGGGCATCGACGCGCGACTGGTCGGCGTGCCCATGCTGAATGCGCTCGACGTCGACGTGTCGCTCTATCCGGAGCTCGTATTCTCGGCGACTGTCGCGGGCGCCGAAGCGTACAAGCGACGCGAAGCGGTGTACGGGCTTACGGGCTACGTGGATCTCGAGGGCGCCGCCATTCGCGTCGCGCGCGACTATCTCGAGGGCGTGGCGCCGATCATCGCGCGCTATGCCACGTTCGGGATTGCATGAGCAGGCTCGCCGATGCGCGTACTCGACTGGCCGATGCGCTCGACGGGTCGGGCGTGCGGACCGCGATCGGCGGCCGCTTCTCGGCGCCATGCGTGCTGATCGAGCCCGCCGACCCGTGGATCGACCGCGCGACAGCGAGCCCGGTGCTGCGCGTGCGCTGGCAGCTGACCGCGATCTCTGGCAGCAGCGACACGGGTGGCGCTTATGACGAGCTCGCGCAGCTCATCGACAGCTGCGACCTGGCGCTCCTATCTCTGCGTGGTGTGTCGCTGCCATCCTGGGGAGCACCGCACGACGTGACACTCGCCAACGTGGCGCATCCTGCTTCTATCGGTATCGTGCTCATGCAATCGGAGGCGTAGACCCGTGGCTGGCAATCCCCTCTTCATGCGAGACGTCTCGCTGCAGCTCACCATCGGCGCCGAGCCCGCGCTCGAGGTCAATTGCGACGTGCACACCGTCGAGGTAGCAGTCGAGCCGGGCGACGTCGTGACGTATCAGACACTCTGCGCAGACGGGTCATTCAGCGAGCCCGGGCGCAGCTCGTACGCGCTGCATATCACCGCAGCGCAGGACTGGTCGGCGACCGGGCTCGCGCGCGTCCTATGGGAGCACGAGGGCGAGTCGGCCACCTTCCGCTACCAAGCGCACGGGTCGGACGTGGCGGGCGCCGATGCGCCATCCGACGCGACGCCGGGCATGATGGGCGAGCTGACGATCGTGGCACCCACCTACGGCGGCGAGGCCGACACGTTCGCCGAGCTCGACGTCACGCTGCCATGCTCGAGCAAGCCCGAGCTCATCGTGGCAGCCTTCCCCGCCGGGCTCGCTGCCGACAGCTCGAGCGAGCAGGAGCTCGAGACGCAGGACGCACACGACGTCGAGCACGAGCTCGCCGCGGCGACTGGCTAGTGCCGCCGCGCGTCGACGTCTCGGGTGACGCAGAAGTGCGCGCCGCATTCGACGCGCTGGGGCGCGACGTCGAAGATCTCGGCGAGACGCACAAGCGCGCAGTCGAGCTGCTCATCCCTGGCGTGTCGAGACGCTCGCCACGACGCACGGGTGCGCTCGCTGCGTCCTGGCGCGCCGAGGCGACGAAGATCGCGGGCAGCGTCGTCTCGGGTGTCGCGTACGCTGGCCCCGTCGAGTACGGCGCGCGTGGCCTTCCTGGCGCGCGCATGGTGGCCGACACCATCGCCGAGCAGACAGACGCGATGCTGGCCGAGTACGACCGCACACTGACCGAGCGAGGGAGGCGCCGTGGATTCGACACCGATTGACCCGCGCGAGGTCACCGTGACGCTGGCCGGGATCCGATCTCTGACCATTCTCGAGATCGCTCGCGCGTGCGCGATCAGTGGAGTGCGACGCGACGAGGCCGAGCGACTGCTGCGCTCGCTGAATGACCCGGCGGGCGACCCGGCCGATCTCGAGCGAGCTGCCGAGCTGCTCTATGCATGGGCGCTCGTGCTCGAGCGACGTCGGGATCCGTCTCTATCCTGGGAGCAGGCGCAGACGTGGCGCGTCGTATTCGATCTCGACGCGGTCGACCCGATCGCCGAAGCAGAAGCAGAAGCATCGGTGTCGGCTGCCATCGCTACCGGGCTCGCTCCCGACGTGGCCGGGCAGCTCACACTCGCACAAGCCGAGGCGTATGGCGCTTCGGCTGCGTCGCGCAGGAGCTAGCCGATGGCCGTCGGCCTGACTGTCGAGATCCGCGGCGACACGAGCAAGCTCGACAGCGCACTCGACAGCTCGAAGCAATCCGTCGGCGGCTTCTCGGGCGGGCTGGGCAAGTCGGCACTCGCCATCGGCGCAGTCGCCACTGGTGTCGGCGCAGCTGCGGTGGCCGTGACAGCGCTCACCACTGCAGCAGCCGAGGATGCGGCCGAGCAGGCGAAGCTCGAAGCGGTCATTCGCGCGACGGGCGCTGCTACGGCCGAGTCGACCGCGCAAGTCGACGCAGCGATCGCCGCCGGGCAGGAGCGAGCATTCACCGACAGCGAGACGCGCGCCGGGCTCGAGTCGCTGATCGTGGCGACTGGCGACGTCGGCGCCGCGACCGAGCTGCTCACAAGCGCGCAGGACGTGGCGCGATTCGCGGGCGTCGACCTGGCGACAGCTGCCGATGCGGTCGCCAAAGCGCACGCCGGGCAGGATGGCGCGCTGCGCAAGCTCGTGCCGGGTCTAGCGAAGGGAGCGACCGCAGCCGACACCATCGGCGCAGCGAGCAAGGCCGCTGCCGGGCAGGCCGATCTCTACGCTGAATCGGCGGCGGGCATGGGAGCGAAGGGAGCCGACGCATTCGCCGAGATCGGCGAGCAGATCGGCGCCGCATTCCTGCCAGTCATGAGCGAAGTCCTGCCCGCACTTATGCCGATTCTGAAAGTGCTCGGCGAGCTCATCACGGCGCTCCTGCCCGCGCTCATCCCGCTCGTGAAGCTTCTCGCGGGCGTGCTGGGTCTCGTGGCGAATGTGCTCGCCACTGTCGTCGGCTGGCTCGTGAAGCTCGTAACGTGGATCGGGACCGCCGTGCGTAAAGTCGGGGACTTCCTGGGTGCGCTGAATCCACTAAAGGGGATCGAGCTGCCATCGCTGCCATTCATCGGTGGCAACGCAGCGAGCACGACGGCCGCGGCCAGTGGTCGCAGTGGCGGGTCGACTGCTGCTGCGGGTGTGACGATCAACGTCACGGGCGCACTCGATCCTGAGGGCGTGGCGCGCACCGTGGCGCGCGTGCTGAATCAGCACGCCATCCGAGTCGGGCGCCATCCGGCGCTCGCCACTGGCACGAGCCGATGAGCCTGCCGGGCGCCATCGTCCTGGTCGACGGGCTGGCCGTCGAGTGCGAAGTGCTGCACGCGGTCATACGCCACGGGCGCGACGATCCGACCACGCAGCCCGAGGCCGACGCTGCCACGATCGAGCTCGTCGGCGAGCTGCCCGCGGTGGCGACCATCGGCGCTCGCGTCGAGCTCCTGGCGGTCGACCCATTCGACGCGGCCGAGCTCGAGCGCTTCGCCGGGCTCATCAGCGACGTGCGCATCGGCTGGGCGTCGCTCGACGTGCCAGTGGCGACGATCATCGCCGTCGGCGAGCTGGCCGATATGGGTCGACGCATCATCGGCGACGCACCGTATCCCGCCGAGCTCGACGGCGTGCGCGTCAATCGTGCGATCGTGGCGGCGGGTGTGACCACTGACGCAGCGCGCTCGGATCCTGGCTACCTGACAGTCCTGGCGCGCGACGTCGACGCGCAGCCCGCGCTCGTGGTGGCGGGCGACGCTGCCTACGACGGCGGCGGGTTCCTATGGTGCGCGAAGGACGGCGCCGTGCTCTATGCCGACGCCTACCATCGCCGCGCGAGCGAGATCGCGCTCGAGCTCGTGGCGTGCGATCTCCCGCTCGAGCTGGCGTGGTCGCTCGGGCTCGAAGGTCTAGCGAATGACGTCGACGTGCGCTACGGCGTCGCTCCTGGTGGCGGCGAGCAGCCGGGCGTGCACGCAGACGATCCGAGCTCGATCGCGCGCTATGGCACCCATGCGGCGAGCCTGACCACGCGTCTCGCCGACGAGTCGGATGCGCAGGCTCGCGCGAATCTGATCGTCGGGCGACAGGCCGAGCCCGCGTGGATTCTCTCGTCGCTCGGCTTCCCGCTGCAGTCGCCCGGCGTCGACTACGAGCTCACCACGGCGCTACTCGAGCTCGAGCTGCATGACCTGGTAGCGGTGTCGGGGATGCCCGCCGGGGCACCCATGACTAACGCCTACGTATACGTGGAGGGATGGACCGAGACGATCGACCCGGGCGCGTGGCAGCTCGAGCTGCTCGTCTCTGACTACTGCCGAACGGCGCCCCCGCCCGAATGGGACGACGTGGCGCCGGGCTGGCTATGGGACGAGCTCGATCCTGGCCTGACCTGGGATGCGATCTCGTGCCTGCCGCCGTTCCTGGCGGGCTATCCGGATCGCTGGGTCGACGTCCCGAGCTCGCAGCGGTGGGATAGTCTCGATCCGTCGATCGAATGGGACGAATGGGCGGGGCGAACCGCCACGAGGAGCACACCCGATGCCCGCTAGCACACCCGTATACGGCTTCCCGTATCCACTCGGCACCGATCGCGTCATGGATGGCGATAACGCCATCGAAGCGCTCGCCCGCGCCGTCGAGTCGCAGATAGCAGCCGCCGCGTACAAGGTACTCGGCTACGCGCAAGTGGTCGCCGATCAGACGGGCATCGGTACGACGCCCGTGGCGCTGGCAGGACTGTCGCTCCCGGTGCAAGTCGCTGCGAATCGTCGCATCCGGGTCTCGGCCTTCGGCGAATTCACCGCGAGCACGAGTGGCAACACCGTGCGAATGCGTACGCTCATCGACGGCGCGAATGCGCAGCTCGCCGCCGTCACGATCCAGTCGGGCGCGCAAGTGCAGTCGGTGCAGTCGGCCGTCGTGGTGACGCCCACCGCAGGACTGCACACCTTCTCGCTCAATGCGCAGATGAGCGCAGGCACGGGCACCGTCTCGCTGAATGCGACCGCCGGGCCGTGCTTCATCATGGTCGAAGATCTCGGGCCGTCGGTATGAGCGACGCAGTAACCGTGGCAGCCTTCCTAATCGCGGGCGCGCTCATCATCGGCGCGCTGATCGGGCTCGCCGTGTCGCTGATATGGTTCGCAGATAGGATGGGCAGACGATGAGCGTCGAGCACCCACTGCGCGAGGGGCGCGAGTCTCGATATGGCGAACCGCCGACGATGCCAGATATCGACCCGCGCGTACCTGGCGCGCCGCAGGAGCGACCCGACTGGTGGCCCGACTGGTGGCAGCTCGGGCATGACGACGAGGACAGCGAGCGATGATCTTCGGCAATCCGGTGCCCGGGCTGATCGGCGCTCCTGGCAAGCCTGACCCGACGTCCGGCTTCGTGGTGACGCAGGCATTCGGCTCGACGTCGACGCAGTACGGCCCGCACGACGGGCTCGATATCGACAACGGCGGGCCATCGGGCGATCCGATTCTGGCGATGGCCGACGGCACCGTATATCAAGCGTTCTTCGATTCGGCCTCGGGCGGCGCTGGCATCGTGCGCATCGACCACGGCGACGGATGGTCGACGGGCTATGCGCACATGGATGAGCTCTACGTGCGCGTCGGCGACCACGTGGAGCAGGGCGACCATATCGGCTCGCTCGATTCGACCGGCTGGGTGTCGGGGCCGCACTTGCACTACGACGTCTCGCACCACAACGTCCGGCAGGATCCGTGGCCGTACGCGAATGCGATCAGCAGCGAGGAGCTATGGATGCGCACATACAGTGGCGCGGACTTCGATCAGCACACGCAGCAGCACCGCACACTCGAGGGAGCTCGATTCAGAGCTGACACCACGACCGACGCTGCCATCTTCGAGACCTTCGGCGCGGGTGTGACAGTGCAACCGCACGCCATCGTGACGGGCGAGAACGTGTCGGGCTCCGACAAGTGGTACCTGGCCTGGCTCTACACCGACGGGCGCTATCGGCTGGGCGCGCTGCACGTCTCGACGCTCGACTAATCCACACGCGGCCCACATGGCTGCGGACAAGTCGCGCGCAGCTGGCGCTATGCTTCGAGATCCTGGCGGGCGCGAAGTGACGGCGCCCGCCTGTCGAATCACCAACATAGGGAGGCGCCGCCACGTCGAATCATCCCCGCCCGCCGGTCCTGGTGCAAGCAGACACCGAGCTCGAGCTCGTGCCAGTCGACCCACTCGAGACGCTTCTCGCCGCCGTCGATATGCTCGCATCTGCGTACGCGTACTGGCTTACGGCGAGTGGCGCCACCACGCGCCGAGACGCGCGCGAGCTGCTGGGTGCCGCGATGGATGCGGTCCTGGCAGCACGTAACACCTACGAGAACACACGAGGACGAATCACCACATGACCACTGACACCCGACTGCGCACGTACTGCTGCGCTCCTGGCTGCGTCGAGCCCGCCGAGGGCTACGTAGGATTCGCGTACGTGCACGAGCAGCGCTACCACTTCTGCAGCGAGCACATGCGCCCGGTACGCGCAGCGCTGCTGCCGATCATGCGGCCCGCAGCTGCTCCCGAGCCCGTCGTCCCTGGCGGCGACGATGCCACGGGCTACGCCACCTGACAAAGCGAAGCGACCCAGCCGACGAGCTGGGTCGCTGCGCTGCCTATCGAATCCCCACCGTGTCAAGAGAAGGGATCAGCCGAAGTGTACGCGAACCCGACAAGCCCGCGCGCGGCCCGATTCATCGCAGCACTGCCCGTCGAGGCGTGGTCGCCCGGCCTGGGGCGCATGGTGCGTATCAGCGAGAAGCAGCGCGACGTCCTGGCGATCGTCTCGAAGCAGCACGCGCACCGATTGCGCCACCTGGCACTCGAAGCAGGCTATGCCGACGCTGCTGGCATGAGTCGAGCGCTACGCAGCCTGCAGCGTCTCGGCCTGATCGCCGTCTCGAGCTCGCGTGGTCGCCACGGATCCACTGTCGCATGGGTGCGCGCGGGAGCTCGCATGGCGCAGTCGCTCGCGCAGCTCATGCGACAAGCGCTCGACAAGCAGCCTAATGTGTCGCCCCCGTCAACCGTTCTACGAAGTACCTACCAGCGGAGTACGGATCGCGTGGTATCTGACCGGGAGGACACATTAGCGCGGGCAGCTGGCCCGCCGAGCTCGCTGGCCGACGTCCTGGCCGGGCTGCTGGGTCGCACATGACGGCGCCGTTCTATGCCGACGAGTGGCTCACCATCCTCGGCGGCGACTGTCGGGACGTCCTGGCGACGCTCGAGCCCGAGTCGATCGACTGCGTGGTGACGTCGCCGCCGTACTGGGGACTGCGCGACTACGGCACGGCGAGCTGGGTCGACGGCGACCCCGACTGCGACCACGTGGACCCGGGGCTATCGAATCCGATCATCGGCTCGCGCTCGACGCTGCACGGCGGCATCGGTCCCATCCTGGCAGCGCAGACGGCCGGAGCTCGAGCGTCGAGCTCGTGTCGCAAGTGCGGCGCCACGCGCGTCGACGCGCAGCTCGGGCTCGAGCGCACACCCGACGAGTACGTAGCAGCCCTGGTCGCCATCTTCGGCGAAGTGCGTCGCGTGCTGCGTCGTGGTGGTACGTGCTGGCTGAATCTGGGCGACAGCTACGCGAATGGTGGCGGGATCGGCGGGCAGGGCAGGACTGGCATCCTGGCGGGCAGCAAGCTCGACAACCGACAGGGACGTGGCGAGCGAGTCGACGGGCTCGCGCAGAAGCAGCTCGTCGGCATCCCGTGGCGTGTCGCATTCGCGCTGCAGGCCGATGGGTGGTACTTGCGCAGCGACGTCATATGGTCGAAGCCGAACCCGATGCCCGAGTCGGTCACGGATCGACCCACCAAGTCGCATGAGTATCTGTTCCTGCTCACCAAGTCGGCGCGCTACTACTACGACGGCGCCGCCATCGCCGAGCCCGCAGGCGACCATCCGTCGGGGCAGCTCGAGCGTGGCGAGAATCATCAGAACGGGCGCAGCGCATTCGGGACTGGTGTGCCATGGGTGCCCGGTGATCAGGGCGTGACGCGCAACGCGCGCAGCGTGTGGTCGATTGCGACACGCCCGTATCCTGGCGCGCACTTCGCCGTATTCCCGCCCGAGCTGCCGACGCGCTGCATCCTGGCAGGATCTCCCGAGCGAGGCGTCGTGCTCGATCCGTTCGCAGGATCCGGGACTGTCGGCATGGTCGCTAATCGACTGTCACGGCGCGCAGTCCTGGTCGACCTGAATCCCGCCTATCTGCAGCAGCAGCTGCGACGCAACGCGCAGCAGCCGCTCGGCCTGGTGGCGCCATGATCGAGCTCACCGAGAAGCAGCTCATGGCCGAGCTGGTCGACCTTCTCGAGCGCTTCGGCTGGCTGGTCTATCACACCTTCGATTCGAGACGCTCGGCGCCCGGGTTCCCCGACCTGATCGCCGTCAAGGGCGGGCGTATGCTGGCGCTCGAGATCAAGTCGAGTACGGGCGTGGTGACACGCGATCAGCGCTCCTGGCTAACGGCATTCGCAGCAGTGCCCGGCGTCCTGGCGTACGTGGTGCGTCCTGCTGACGATCTCTCCGAGCTCGCGGCGATCCTATGAGCCGACGCAGCCCGTACCCACCACCACTGCCCGCGAATCTCCACGCTCTGACGCTGACACGCATCGACGCTGCGCAGTGGCAGCATGGCCCGCCGACGTGCGATCTCTGCGAGGCTCCTGCTGCGTACGTCATACGCACCACGTACGGCGAGGCTCGAGTCGAGCACGTGACCCACCTATGCGTCGACAATGCGGGCGGCTTCATGGAGCAGCTGACCGATCGTCTCGGCCCGGGTGATGCATGAGCGAGCAGCGACGGCGCCATCTGATCGTGACGGCGCCACCATCAACGTACCGCATAGGAGCACCATTCACCATGCCACGCACTGATGAGACGCCCGAGCCGACGCCCGCCGAGCAGGCCGACACCGAGCTCGAGCAGCCGGTCGCCACGCCCGAAGATCCTGCCCCCGCCGAGGCCGAGCCCGGTGGCGAGCGTGTCGAGCTCGAGACACCCGACGAGACGTCGGGCGAAGTACGCCCCCGCTAGGCTCGTGCCACGTCGAGCTCGCCGTCTGGGCAGCCCCGTCTCTCTGCTGCGACGCAGTGATGCGGCGA